TTTCAGCAGCATCTCGTATCGAAAATTTTGTAGTATTACCTCACGGACCAATAACTAGACGACCAGGAACTTATTTTGTATCAGAAGTAAAAACAAGCACAGCTAAGACAAGATTAATTCCATTTACATTTTCTACAGAACAAACTTATATTTTAGAATTTGGCAATCAGTACATAAGATTTTATAAAGATAACGGACAAATAACTTCTGGTGGATCTGCTTATGAAATTTCATCTCCATATACAACAGCACAATTATTTGATCTTAAATTTGCGCAGAGTGCTGATGTTATGTATATCTGCAATGAAAATCATCCAGTAAAAAAATTATCAAGAACTGGGCATACATCCTGGTCTTTAGCAGATGTTGATTTTACTGATGGTCCCTACCTGGACACCAATACCACATCTACCACATTAACCCCAGCATCCACATCTGGCACAGCAATAAATTTAAACGCATCTGCAGCTGTTTTTGTTTCTACAGATGTCGGTAGGCTTGTTA